TCCATTTGCAGAAATTGATAATGAATTTGTTGATAAATCTGTAAATGATGTACTACCATTTGCTTGGTCGCCTCTTAAATAAAAACTTGTACCAGTTGGTAAAGCACCACCACTTGCAACTGCACTTACATATTCACTAGAATTGTGTGGAGCATTAGTGTTTGATGCAATTCCAGTAGCATCTTGGAATACATCAACAAACATTGAGTTAGTATTGTAAACAACTTTGTTTTCGTTAGATGCTTGTCTTAAAGCAAGTGTAGAAATATCATTAACAATTTTATTGTCATCAAAAGATGATGCGTGTTGTGATACTGCACTAGCAGGTATTCTTGCGTCTGCTATAGAACCAGTTAATTTAGTTGCTGCTAAATCAGCTATTCTTGCATCTGCAAATTGACCAGAAGTAATTTTACTTGCAGGAATATTTGGAATATCATCTGCTGTAAAACCACCTGTAATTATGTTTGCAAGATCTCTAGCTTTTGTCATAGGATTTTACCTATAATACTATCGTGTTAGCTTCATCTTCAGTTAATGCTTCTCCTGCAATTAACTTTGCTTTAGCACTAGCTTTTAAAAGATTTTCTGGTTTAGCATCTTCAACAGTTTGTAATTCTGCTTGTTTTGCTATTATTTGTTCTTTAGTAATATTAGTTGGATTGTTTTCATGCCAAACCATATTATCTAAATCGTCATTAAAGATTGTAAAATCTGCATTTTCTTTTATTGAGAAAATGGCTTTTGCATAAGATATATTCATATTATTTTATTCCTTTAATATAATTTAAATCCACCAAAACCAAGATAGTTTCCATAGACACTGTGAGTTGAATACCAATTTACATAATCGTTTTGTGCTAGAGTTAATATAATTGATACTGATGCCATGGCAGAAGTACCACCACTATGACCATAGTCTTGACCAGTTGCAGTATTTGCACCATTTACTTTAAACCAACAATCAGTTGCAGTTCCAGCAGTTATAGCAAAACCATAAAAATAATATGTTCCTGCTGATGGAGCTGTATATCTTCCATTACTTATGTTCATATTATTATTAGTATTTACCAAAATACCAGAAAAAGTTAAATTTCCACTTTGATTACCTGAAGCGTCATAAGCTGCAAAACCTTCACTTACACCACCAGACGGAGTTGCATATTCTGGAGCAGTAGCACCAGAGTTCATTTGAAGAACTTGACCTGCTGTACCTTTAGCTAATCTTTGTAATCCACTTCCATCTCTGTAAAGTATATCGCCTTGTGTTGTTAATGGAATTGTAGCACCATCTGTACCATTAGTACCTGCTGAACTCATTATATTCCAGTAAGCTGTCGCATTGCCTACTGCTTGATTTGAATGGGCTTGAATACAAACATAACTATTTCCACTTGATGAAACTACGTCATCAATAGCATAAGACGTGCTACTATTGTAAGCACCTGTCCAATTGAATTTTAAAGAACCTAAATTTATTGTTGCCATGTTTAACCTTTATTGTTTTTTTTATTAATTATCTACGCACATTATATTGTACTTATTAAGTTGCCATTTGAGTTAATGCTAAAAACAAAGCCAGAAGCACTAAATAAAACATCGTCAAAGTTGGCATATTGACTTTCACTAATGTTATCTGCACCTTGATTAGTTGTAATATATCTTAGTGAATTATTGCCAGGTGTAGGTGTGTTTGCTGTTCCACCCATATTTGAGTGAGAAGAACAATAATAATAAAGTGTAGGTGCACCACTAGCTACAACGATTGTAACTTGTGTTGAGCTATTGTGCGTTACACCTGTTGTATATTCTGATCCACTTCCGTGTGTTCCATTTGAAGTTGTTGAAAATTTAAAAGGATGTGCAGAAGGATAATTAAATATGTAAGTATTTCCTTCATATAAATTTAAAGTATCTTGTTGAATACCATCTATAAAATATTTATTTGAACCACCAACAGAAACTACTGTTACAGTTTTAACTAATGTAGATGGATTAAAATATCTTTCAAAACCATAAACTTCTGCTGAACTTGCATTAGAATAAGTTAATGCATTACCTGCTCCATTAACAACAAGAGCTTGTCCTGCTGATCCTATAGAACTTGGTGTATCTGTTAAATCATTAATTGATATATTAGCTAATTCAAATGTTCCGTATCCTACAATATCAACAACATCACCTGCTGCTAACGCAGATGCAAATACTACAGAATTTCCAGATGTAGCTGTAACGTCTGTTCCTAATATTTGCTTAACACCATTTAAAAAAATATCTATAAATCCAGAGTCATATGCTAAAGTTTTACTTGAAACTTCTGAATATCCTGTACCAGATGCACCAGATAAAGTTGATGGTGTTCCAGTAATATTATAAATAAATCTATTTGCTGTACCATTTACTGTAGAACCAGCTGCTGCCCATCCAGAAGATTTGTAAACTTTTAATTCGTTTGCTGTTGTGTCAAAATATAAATCACCAACATTTAACGAACTACTTGGTGCTGATGATGAAATTCTATAAACGTCTGCAAAATTTTGTACTGCTGCTAAATTAGAATTAACTGTATTGATTGCAGATACTGCATTTCCTACAGAAGTAACTTGTGAACTTATACCTGCAACTGTATTAATATTTGCACTATTACTGTTTACTGCGTTAATATTTGTTGCGTTAGAATTAACTGCATTAATTGCTGCTGCACTTGAATTAATAGTATTAATAGCTGTTGACATTCCTGCAACTGTAGTAACATTTGATGCAACTCCTGCTACAGAAGTAACATTTGCTGCAATACCTGCTACTGTTCCAATATGAGAAATTACATTTGTAGCATTTAAATTATTAATATTAGTTAAAGCTCCTGCTACCGAATTAACATTTGTAATAGAATTACCAACATTATTAACATTAGTTATAGCACCTGCTACAACTTCAATTTCTGATGTAGTTTCATTTAAATCGTCAGCTACAGTTTCTACTTCAGAAACAGCTTCTGCTAAATCATTTGCTACTGCTATAACTTTTGTAATATCTGCTGCTACTGTATTTACTGAACCTATGTTATTAGCTACAGTTGTAACTGCTGCATTTACTCCAGCTACTGTTGTTACGTTAGCTGCTATATTGCTAACTGATACTATATTAGATGATATTCCAGCTACAGTATTTACGTTAGTTACATCTTGAGTAAATTCTAAAGCTGTTCCACCTGGATTAACTGTTAAAAATTTATTTGCAACTAAGTTTGGAAAAGTAAGATTAAATGTATTTGCTGTTGTTGCTGCAGCTTTAGGAGAAAATTTTAAATCTCTTTCTACTTGCTGGATCATAGCAATAATTTTATCTAATTCTGTATTTAATGAGTCAATTTGAAATGCACCAGAAGTTGGAAAGTCTGTAGATCTAGCAACAGCTAAATCTCTAAAAATAGTTATAACATCATTAAGGGTAGCCCCTCCCCCTAATGTAATTGATCCACCACCAGAAACTGCTGCACCTGTAACTGAATATTGTGAAGCTGATGATGGTGACGCATTAAATGATAATTGTGTATTACCATTAAATACTTTTATATCAGAAACAGTAAAAAATTCAAAGGGTACAGAAAAACTAGTCTGTCCACTTGTAGCTGTATATTGAACTCGAGGTTCAGTATCAGAAATAGTTATTGCCATTATTTTAATCCTTTTTGTATGTCGTCAAACAACCAATCGAGATACCATACATTTTGCCAAGGAATTAACCTACGCACATTTTTAGCTGTGTGATGATTATACTTGCCACCAGCAACATCATACATGATATCAAAGATGTTATAAATTTGTCCTCCAGATGGGCCAAGTATTGTTCCCATCTTCCATCTTGTAGATGAACCATAAGGTTTACCTGCACCTAGTAATGGAGAAATTCCAAATCTATTATCTGTTAAAGTTTCTATTGCTTTATTAACGTCACTATAAATTCCTGCTAAACCAGATCTATCAAAAGCATTTAATAATTTTTGTGACAAAGGTAGTTTACCATAATCTCTATTAAATCTATATTTGTGATACAAGCCATCAATCATCATTCCAGATCCAAGTAATAAAATAGAACCAAATAAAAAATCAGCATCACGTTCTTGCATACCTCTTAATAAAATTCTTTGAGATGCTGCTGCTGCAAACTTTTTAAACTGAGCTATAGTTGATCCTACTTCTGTACTCATCCATAAAGCTGTGTCGCCTTTGCCTGGAGTTACAATAGTAATATTAATATCTTTATTTAATGCTGCACCAAAAGCTTTTTTAGCTGCATCATCTGTCCATTCTGATGTACCTGCAATAAAGTTATGTTTTAATTTTGTACCATGAGTTTCAAATTGTACTGCTATTCTACTAGCCATTTGTTCATCAATACCAGAACTAGCTAAAGCTATTTTCCATTTGTCTGGTAAACCACCTTTACCCCATTTAATAGAGTCTTCTATTATTCTAGAACCAATAGTAACTGATGCCATAGACTTAGCCATTTCAGTCCATCTAGACATAAGGTTAATATACATAAAGTTAAACTGAGAAGTTTTACCCATTGCACTTTCCATCTTGTTTACAAAACCAAACATATCTGATGGCATATCTGCAAATAACATAGCTCTTTGGTTAGTAATTAGATCAACTGCTTCTCCCCAAGATTGAGCTTCTTTTTTACCTAATTTGTAAATAGATCCACCACTTATACTGTCAGCTAATAATTCAAATTGTGTTTGAAATCCTCTTTTAATACCAGAAGTCATAACAACTCTAGCTGCGTCTGGTATTGCTGCTGCAAATCCAGTAAGCATTGTTAATGCATTATAGTGTTTCATTGTTCTCATAGCTACAGAAGTCCAATGATGAGGATTAGATGGTAAACCATAAGTACCTCTAAGTAATTCTACTGCTGCTTCTAGATCACCTAATACTTGATTTTTTTCTTTAACAAGCTGTAATCTTTTAGCTTTGTTTTGTGTAAAACCAATTTTCATATTATATTCTGCTGCTACTTGTAACAGTCCTGGCTCAGTCATAGACTCAGCTTCAGATACATATTTGTAACCCATACCAGATGTATCTCCGTATTTTTTAGTTAATAATATATCTGGAACTATTTGTCTGTAGTATGCTTTTTGTAATGCAAAAATATCATTACCAATCATACCTGCATCTAATAAAGCTAATTGTGCTTCTGCATCTAAGTTTAAATTTCTAGCTTTACTTGCTCTTGCGTATCTTGGTCTATTGAATAAAAATCTTTCATTAGCTATTATTTCGTTTAATTCTTTAATACCACCATTTTTAACAGCTTCTAATTTAACTAACATTTTATCCCAACTTCTTTTTTCAAATCTTGTAAAAGGAAAATGACCAGATAGATCTTCTACTAGTTTAGCTAATTTAGCTTCATTCATAGTAATACCTTTACGAACTAAAAAATCTTTTATAATTTGTTTAAATAATACAGGATTGTTATCAATAGCTGTTTTGTTGTAGATAATATTAATATAATTTTTAACACCATCTGGTGTGTTTTTAATATTAGCTAATCTTTCTGTTAATTTTTTTATTTGAGCTTCTAATTGTTCTACTGTCCATGTAGCTGTTTTGCCATCTATTTTTGATTTAACAACTTTACTTACTTGCTTAGTATCTCTAAGCATTTTTAATACACTTTCCATTGCAGCTAACTCTTGTTCTACAGGAGCTTCTCTTAATTTATATTTTTTTATTTGTTCCATTAATGGGCCATATACTTTTTCTTGTGTAATTCTTGCTGCTTCTTCTACAAACTGATTAGGATGTTTTCCTGTAATTCTAGCTTTAACAATTTCTCTAGAAAATTGTGACATAGAATAAGCTTCAGTATCTAATGTGTTTCTCCAATTAACACCTATTTCTGTTTTAGGTTTTGTTTGACCAATACTTTCTAGATACTTCATGTAAGCAGTTTTTATATCTTTCATGCTTTCTATTACTGCAACTTCTTCCATCTTTAATTGTACTTCTAAAGATGCACCAGTTGATTGAAAGCCCCAATCCTTTGTGTTCTTTAGTTTAAGCAAAGGAGTGTCTAGAATATCGGACATCATTTTTCTGCCATTTGTTGTTGCCGATTTCATTACTCTAAATACAGGAGTCCAAGGCCCTTCTTCTCCAAATTTAGAAAAATAACTTTTTACAAAGGCTTCCCCTTCTAATCTCTTTCCTGCTGTAGATAGATTTTTAGTATCAGTATTTACAGCAGCACCTACTCCACTAGGTGCAGTATCTACTTTATTAGGATTAACTAATACTCCATCTTCATATATTTTACTTGATCCATCTAATTCTTTAACAACCATTCTTTTAGAATTTTTGTTTACAGGTGGTATCCAATCATCAGCTAACTTAACTGATTTTTGTATAATGTGTTCTGGTACAGGTGTAGTAAATTTATTAATTACTGCAGGTATAACAAACGATGCTAATCCAACAATAGGTACAAAACTATCATCTCTTAATGGATCTA